CCCGGGCAGATGCTCTACCAGGGCGGGCAGAATATCGAAGCCCGGGCGCAGGCCCAGCTCGGTAAAGACCTCGCCACCCTCATGGACATGATCGACCGCCGCGAAGAGTGGATGGCCGCCAAGGCCCTCGACCTCGGCGCCGTCACCATGAAGATCAAGGGCGAGACCGCCGACAAGACCGTCGTCGTCGACTTCCTTATGGCTGCCAACCACAAGATCACCCTCGCCGGGCAGGATGTGTGGAGCGACACCGTCAATTCCGACCCCGTCGCCGACCTCCAGGCCTGGGCCAGCCGCATCCGTCAGGACTCCGGCGTCAATCCCACGGACGTCGTCATGGGGACCGACGCCTGCACCGCCTTCATCAAACACCCCCTCGTCCAGAAGCTGATGGACATGCGCGCCGTCGACATGGGCGAGATCAACCCGCGCCAGCTCCCCAACGGCGTCAGCTACGTCGGCCGGATCAAGGCCCCCAACCTCACCGTCGATGTCTGGACCTATGAGGAGTGGTACGTCGACGAGGACACTCTGACCGAGTCGCCGATGGTCCCGGCCAAGAAGGTGTGGATGGGCTCCCCCAAAACCGCCAACGCCCGTCTCTACGCCGTCATCCAGGACCTCGAAGCGATTGCCGAAGGGCAGGCCGCCGTGCAGCGCTTCCCCAAGGCGTGGATCCCGAAAAACCCCAGCGCACAGCACCTGATGGTGCAGTCCGCTCCCCTGGTCGCCCTGCAGCAGCCTGACGCCTTCGTCAGCGCCGCCGTGCTGGCCTAAACGCCCACCCCGGGGCGCAGTCCGCTGCGCCCCGGCTTTAAAATAGCGAGGACATCATGGCCAAAAAAATCAAAGTCATCATCAAGCAGGGCGTCAAGATCGGCGGCATTTACCCTGCCCTCGAGTCCGAAGTCGAGATCGAAGGGACCGAAGCCAAGCGGCTTCTGGAACTCGGCGCCGTTGCCCTCCCCGTTGCCAAGATCGAAGCCGCAGAGCCTCCGGCCAAGCCGAAGGAAGGCAAGAAGGCCGCTGCCGAAGGTGAAGGCGAAGCCGAGCTGATCGCGTTGATCCAGGCGACCAAGTCCGAAGAAGAGCTGATCGCCCTGGTCCCCGATGACGAAAAGCGCCCGGCCGTTGTCGAAGCCGCCACGGCGAAGTTCGAAGAGTTTATCGCCAGCGCGTCCAAATGATTTGTCCCCGGTGCGGAGCGGCCCGGCCCTCCTCCGGCAACCCCGCTCCGCGCCGGTTTTTTTAAACAGAGAGGACATGCAACGTGAGCGAACCCTGCAGCCGCGACGGAAAACTCTACGCCATCGACGAGCGGACCAAGGCGCACGCCCAGGCCATTGCCGGGTTTCAAATCGCCCTTGAAACGACCAATCGCGTCCTCGGCAAAATCAGCGAAGCCCTCGCCGATATCCGCCACCTGCATGAGGATATCTCCCGCAACGAGCGCGACATCACCGAAGTTTTCGACCGCATCCGCGCCCTCGAACTCGCCCCCGGCAAGGCCATGACCCGAGTCGGCTGGATCGTCCTCACCGCCGGGAGCAGCAGCGCCGGCGGACTCATCACCGGCATCATCATCTGGATCGTCAAGGGGCTCTGAACCATGGCTGACGAAATCGACCGCGCCCAGCATCACAACGAGCTGCACCAGGCCATCGCCCTGGCCGCCGTGCGCAGTCGCCTTTCGCCAGGCAGCGCGATCTGCCTCGACTGCGAAGAGACGATTCCTCCCAAGCGTCGGCAGGCCTACCCCGCGGCGATCCGCTGCATTGCCTGCCAGCAGGATTTCGAAAAAGACAGAGGTCTCCGCCATGGCGCTTGACTCCCTCGAAGTCGCTGCCCTGACCCTCGAAGATTTCGGGATTCCCGTTCGCGTGACGCCCCTCGACGGGTCGCCCGGGTACGATGTCACCGCCCTGGTCGGGTCGGTCACCCGCGAGACCGCCCTCGGACAACAGCGCGGACATGTCGCCACCCATCGCTTCCGCGTCCTCCCGTCCGAAGCGCTCAACCTGGTCGAAGGCGACATGCTCACCCCGACCGGCGCCGGGGACTACGCCGTACATGAGGTGGTCCCCGTACCGGGGAAACTGACCCGGGTCATGGCGGTGGAGCGATGAGCCAAGAAATCCCGCTCTCAAAGACCGGCCCGACGACGCCGCTCAACGTCCCTATGAGCGATATCTATGTGCAGGTTGACACCTCCGAGATGGAAGCCCGATTGGGCCAGTTGGCTCATGTTATACCGACTGCGGCAAAACGTGCCGCAGTCCGTACCCGCGACTGGCTGATGACACAACTGCGCCGAGAACTCAGTCGCCGCGCGGCAGTCCCCCGAAAAGAACTCAAGGGTCGGTTCCGCCGGAGCGGGGGGGAAAAGGGGAGCGCCTACTCCAGATCGGCTTATGCCGTGTTGTGGATCGGGCTCAATGGCATTGAAGCTCAGAAGGTCGGGAATCCACGCCAGAACAAAACGGGGACAAAGGTTGGGCGTCACTCTTTTGATCGCGCCTTTCTTTCCACGATTTACTCCGGAGAACAAAAGATCTGGAGACGAAAAAGTTTCGGAAGGGGGTCTCGGCGCTTTCCCGTGGTCAAAATGACGATACCGGTCAATGAGGCCATGGAAGAGATCCTCCCCGAGTACCAGGCCGCCGCCGCGCGCATGTTCTCGCAGCGCCTCGAACACGAAGTCAACTACCTACTGGGGCTCTCCTGATGTTCGATTTTGAAACCTTCTTTGCCGCCAGCGTCGCCCACCTCCGGGCCGCCTTCCCGACCGTCCCCGCCGTCGAAGAGTACCCGCGCCTGCGCACGAAGATCGCCGCCCCGGCCATCCTCGTCGAACTCGCCGACCTCACCCCCCGCGAAGACCCGGGGACCGAACAGCTCTCCCTGGCCGCCCGGTTCGAGGCGCGGATCATCTTCGATCAGGCGCCGATGCAGACCGGGGCCAAGCCCGACCTCCAGTGTCTCTCCCTGGCCGCCGCCGTGGCGTTGTCGGTCTTCCGGGCGCCGCGCTTCGGCTTTAGCGCCGGTCCGGCCCGGGAGATCCGGGTCGAGCCGGATCACTTCAAGCCCGAACTCTCAGGCTACGTCGTCTGGCTCGTCGAATGGACGCACGATATCGAGCTTGGCGCCTCGGTTTGGGACGGCGCAGGCGTCACCCCCACGGAGATCTGGGCCGGCACCACGCCTCTGGTCGGCACCGGCAACGCAGAGCATTACACCGAGGTGACCGATGCGTGACCTCGCCTATCGCGTCAGCGAACTTGAGCGCCTCCTGGCCAATCTCCTGCGCGTCGGCACCGTCGACTCTCTCGACGCCCCAAACGCCAAGGTCCGGGTCAAGATCGGCGACCTCACCACCGCCGCCTTGCCGTGGTTCACCCGCCGCGCCGGAGCCGACCGCGATTGGTGGGCGCCCTCCGTCGGCGAGCAGGTGATGGTCCTCTCCCCCGGCGGCGACCTCTCCCAGGGTGTGGCGCTGCCGGCGCTCAATCGCACGGCCTACCCGGCCCCAGCCTCAAGTGCCGACAAGCACCGGGTCGACTACGCCGACGGCGGCTTTTCCGAATACGACCGCTCCACCGGCGCCCTGACCATCTCCGCCGAAGCCCTCGCCACCCTGATCGGCAAGGGGACCATTGAATTCAAGGGCGCCGCCTCGGCCCCCGTCAAGGGGATCGTGCAGGGCGACTGCCTTTGCGTCGTCACCGGGGCGCCGCACCCGATGATTTCCGCAACCGTCAAGGGGAGCCTCTAACATGGGCATGACCGCCGCCAGCATGGCCGCCAGACGCAAGGCCGCCCTCGATGCCGTCCCGGCCGTGCAAAGCAGTACCCCCGGCGACGCCCTGGCCTATCGCGAGGCCGTCCTGCTCGCCGATTCTCAGGCCATTATCGACGAGATCCAGCAGAACGCCGTCGTCACAACCACGTCCGGAGCCCCCGACGGGGAACACACCGGCCAGATCGATTAAGGAGACACCGCCCATGCCCCAGTACGAAGTCGTCAAACCCTTCCGCAGCCCCGCGGGCCGGGACCTCAAGACCGGTGAATCGGTGGAGCTCACCGTGCGCCAGGCCAAGTATCTCAAGCTCTCCGGCAAGCTCCGCGAGCCTGCCTCCAAGAAAAAACCCCTTGCCGATAAGGAGAAGTAAGCCATGCCCGAGATCTTCCTCCATGGCGTCGAAGTCCTGACCATCGACAGCGGGCCGCGCCCCATCCAGACGGTACGCTCCAGCGTCATCGGCCTGGTCGGCACCG